CGCACCAAAGGATCTTTGCTTGATGAGCGCGTACCGCCCTTGAAAAGCATAGTAACTCTTAAAGTTTAAGGCATTTGTAGATAAAAAAGAACACTGGCTGTATAAGTCCATTGGGCTTTTAGTAATAGGGGATCCCGTCAGTATTCTACGGTAAGTGCTATACGATTTAAGCGTCATTAAGTTCTTTGTCCTAGAAGCACTTCTATTCTTAATAGTGGTGCTTTCATCTACAATAATCATATTGTCTTCGTTCTGTATTAAAAAAATACCGGCTACAGTAGTCCCTTTTTGAGTAGACAACGCCTCTACGTTCATCACTAGGATCTTTAGACCTTCAAACCTTTCTTTAGTAAAACTCTGTAGATCGTTTGTGAAGGTTATTGTTTTCTTAGGTTGCCACCTAAAAACTTTTGTTGGAATTTCCTCTGGTAAATGTTTTGGTATTTCTACCTTAACCCAGTTGTCATATACCCCCTTTGGTGCAATAATGAGGGCAGCCTGTACTTTGCCCTCTGTGTACAAAACACCAAGATTATCAAGGGCAACTTTGGTTTTACCTGTTCCCATCTCCATAAACAAAGCGTAATACTTTTCGTTGCAAGACTTCTCTAATGCTTCCGCCTGATGCTCAAACGGTTTTGTTTTAAATTTATATTTCATTTTTACCTCTTGACACCATCTTATAATATCTTATATGGTGAAGTCAAGATCATAAAAAGATCTTTAACAACGAAAAAGGAAAGACGATGAATAAACTATTCGAAGAAATGGAGGAAGAGCAATCTTCTAACATTGAAAACTTAGAGCAGAATGATTTAACTACGGTTGCGTCATTAGCAAAAAAACAAAAAAATCAGGAACAAAAGGTTAAGGACCTTGACGCTGAATTAAAAGAAGCCAAGAAAGAGCTTTTGCGAATCAGTGATGAGGAGATCCCTAACTTAATGACGGAAACAGGGTTGTCTTCATTTAAGCTAGATGATGGCTCTTCTCTTGAAATTAAAAACATCTATGGGGCTTCTATTCTTGTTGCTAATCGTGAGAAAGCTTACGATTGGTTAAGGGATCATGGGCACGACGACATTATAAAGAATAAGGTTGTCGCTACTTTTGGTCGTGGACAGGAAGACGATGCCAAAGTTTTTATGCGTGTTGCTTACGACAATGGTGTAGCAACCGATCAAGAGTCCAAAATAGAACCTCAAACCTTAAAGGCTTGGGTTAAGGAAAGAATGGAAGCAGGCGAAGAGTTCCCTATGGAATTGTTTGGTGCTTTCATTGGACAAAGAGCAATCATCAAAGGAGGTAAGAAATGACGACTGCTGTAGAAGAAAAGAAGAAAAGTGAAGTGGCTATGTTTGACGCATCCATGATGGAAGCGGACGCAGGGTCTGGTATTAATGATTTAGGAAGTGACGATCTTGCTCTTCCTTTCCTTAAAATCTTATCTGGTCTTGATTCTAAATTAGACGATTTAGATAATGCCAAGAGAGGTGACATAATTAATAGTGTTACTGATGAGGTTTACAAAGGCAAGGAAGGAGTAGATGTTATACCTTGTGCTTACGAGCGGGTCTATATTCAATGGGCTCCACGGGGCGAAGGTAGCGGGGCTCCTTCTTCTGTATACAAGACTAAAGACGAATGCCCTGAGGTCGAAAGAAGTTCTGAAGATAATAAAGACTATCTAACGGACGGCTCAGGACAATACATCGAAGAAACCCATCAACACTATGTCTTAGTTCTAAAAGACGATGGGTCTGCTGACCAAGCTCTAATAGCTATGAAATCTACACAGCTAAAGAAAAGCCGTAAATGGAATAGCATGATGCTTTCTGCCACGATTAAAGGCAAGAATGGTATGTTCACTCCACCTCGTTTTGGATTTATATATCATTTAAAGTCTGTGGGAGAAGAAAACTCCAAAGGATCTTGGCATGGATGGGAAATGTCCAGAAAAGAACCTGTGAGCAGTGCAGATGTTTACGCCAAAGCAAAAGCTTTTGCTGAAAGCATTAAAAAGGGTGGTGTTGTCGTTAAGCACGAAAAAGACGATATACCCTTCTAATGTCTGTAGAACAGTTTTCATCAATCTTCGACGGATTGAAGGAAGCCTACGGTACTTACAAAGTTGAAAAGACACAAGTAAACGGTAAGAATACTGGTAAGGCTTCCATCATCCGCGAACCACGGACCCTGAATCTTTGGGAGGGCCATTTATCGGGCAAAGGTAATGCGCTTGGTATTATCCCTATCAATGAAGATAACAGGTGTAAGTGGGGTTGTATTGACGTAGATCAATATCCACTGGACCACAAAGTTCTTGTGGAGAAAATTAGAAAACTAAAATTACCCTTAGTAGTGTGTCGTTCCAAATCAGGGGGCGCACACTGCTTTCTTTTTCTAACCGATTGGGTAGAGGCTAGAGATTTACAACAGACACTTCAACACATCAGTGCCGCCTTAGGTTATGGCGACAGTGAGATCTTTCCAAAGCAGGTCAAATTGAATTTGGAAAGGGGCGACGTAGGTAACTTTCTGAACTTGCCCTACTACGATCATTTAGAGGGGCTACGGTACGCCTTTCTTGATGACGGCACCTCAGCCACTCTGGAGGAGTTTATCACGCTGTATGAGCGTTTTAAGCAGACCCCAGAGGAAATGAAGAAATTACAGATAGAAGAGCAGGCGGAGTTTGCGTCCATGCGCGACGGTCCTCCATGCTTACAAATCCTTATGGGAGGGAAAATCTCAGAGGGAGGACGTAACAACGGCCTGTTTAGTATTGGAGTTTATCTAAGGAAAGCTTTTCCTGACTCATGGGAGAGTGAAATTCTTAATTATAATATGCAGTATTTAGAACCGCCCTTACCTTTAAACGAAGTAAATGTTGTAGCCAAACAGTTACACCGTAAGGACTATGCGTATAAATGTTCTGATTCGCCCATCAACGCACATTGCAACAAAGAACTTTGCCGTACACGACGGTATGGTATCGGGGCTGCCGTACAGGGTGCAAACATTGCTAACCTTAGAAAATACAATTCTACCCCGCCTGTGTGGTTTATTGACGTAAACGGTGAGCCCCTTGAATTAGACACAGATGCCCTGATGAGCCAACTCATGTTTCAAAAGGCTTGTATGGAACAATTAAACATGATGCCACGTACAGTGTCTAAGAACATCTGGGAGAGCCGAATCAGTGCTTTGATGACAGAGATGAAGGAAAACGAAAGTGCGATTATGGAAGTCTCTCAGGACGCGAGTATCAGCGGACAGTTTTATGATTATCTTGAAGAGTTTTGCCGTCACTTGCAACAGGCTCAGGATAAAGAAGAGATCCTCCTTCGCAAGCCGTGGACGGATGAAGAAGAAGGGATTACTTACTTTAGGCTTAAAGACTTTGAAAGCCATCTTAAAAAGAACAGGTTCTTTGAATACAAGTCCCACAAGGTTGCTCAACGGCTCAGGGACATACAAGGCGAAAGCACCGTTATGAAGATTAAAGGCTCTACAATCAGGGTGTGGAAGATACCTGCCTTTGAGTTTACTCACGTTGAGGTTGCTACCCCTGAGTTTGGAAACAAACAAAAGGCTCCTTGGTAATGTTTAGAATATTTGGCCCGCCCGGTACAGGTAAGACCACTGCCCTATTAGATATGGTGGATAAAGCTCTGTCCTCTGGTGTATCCCCAAATAAAATAGCTTTCTTAGCTTTTACGAGAAAGGCGGCCAACGAAGCCAAAGAAAGAGCTTGTGAGCGGTTTAAGTTGGACACACAGAAAGATTTACAGTATTTCCGTACTCTTCATAGTCTTGCACTTACTCTGTCTGATATAAAACCAGAACAGGTCATGCAAGCAGAGAACTACAGAGAACTTTCCGATAAGCTAGGTATTACCCTTCATGTAGACAGACCGTCTTCAGATGATCTACCCGATATGCTCAAGGCCCACGATCCTATACTAGGGTTAATTAATCTAGCCCGCCTCAGGAAAGTGACCCTTAAAGAACAGTATGACATAAGCTCCATAGAAGAGCCTTGGGTTAATGTGGATTATGTGTCCAGAGGTTTAAGAGAATACAAAGAGGCCAATGGTTTATTTGACTTTACAGATATGCTTGAACAGTTTGTTTACGAATCCCATCACTTTTGTCCTGAGTTTGATCTTTGCTTTTTAGATGAAGCGCAAGACTTATCTCCCCTGCAATGGGAAATTGCCGATCTTTTAGAAAAGAAATCAAAGCGTATGTACTGTGCAGGCGACGACGATCAGGCTATTTATAAGTGGGCAGGGGCAGACGTACATCATTTTATATCCATGGACGGCCCTTCCGAAACCTTGTCTCAATCCTACCGCGTCCCGAAAAATATCTATGATGTTGCTACGAAAATATCTAACCGCATACAAGTACGTCATGCAAAGCGGTATGAGCCCACAGATAAAGAGGGCTACGTCACCCGCATATGGAACTTAAACCAATTAGATATGTCCGAAGGAGAATGGCTTATTCTAGCGCAGGCGGGGTATCAACTCAGTCCTGTAAAAGAAACACTCAAGTCCAATGGACTATTGTTTGAATACCGTGGCTCACGGTCCATCAAAGAAAAAATAAGTGTTGCTGTTAATGCTTGGGAGGATTTACGCAAAGAAAGACCTATCTCTGGTAAAGAAGCCAGAACCATGTATCACTATATGTCTATAGGCAAGGGCGTAAAAAGAGGATTTAAAAAACTTACTGGGGTCGATGACGGTGATATGATTACCTTCGATGAATTAAAAAACAGTTTTGGTCTGTTAAAAGACCTAGAGGAAATATGGCACATTGCGCTTGATAAAATTCCCGAAGAGGAACGAGCGTATATTATTGCCATGTTAAGGCGGGGAGAAAAGTTCAATGGTATTCCCCGCATTTCAGTGTCCACGATCCACGGTTCCAAGGGAGGAGAAGCCGATAATGTCGTATTACATACCGACTTGTCGTGGGCAGCTGAACAAAGCTCACGTTTAGAACCTGATGATATTCATCGGGTTTTTTACGTGGGTGTAACACGGGCAAAGGAAAATCTTTATATCGTCGAACCAGAAGACGCAACAAGGAGTTACGATTTATGAAAAAGAAAATAAACGGACTTGAAGCAATCGAAAGAGTTGTAGCATTTGTCTTTGAAAATCCCGACATTAAACCAGAAGATCGAAGGAAAATAGTCGCAGAAATGCTTGAGCCCATGACTAAAAAATTATTTGGAAATGATTACACTTCAGAAAAAGATACAGGAAAATAAAATGAAACGAGCAGAAATATTAGCTAAAGCAGAGAGCATGATTAACGGCCCACGGGCCAAGGACTACGGAGATGCTTATGAAAACCATAAACGCATTGCAAGAATGTGGTCTGTTATTCTTGAAAAGGAAGTAACTGTCGCTCAAGTCTATCAATGTATGGTAGCCGTTAAGCTCTGTCGCTTGATAGAAACCCCTGACCATGCGGACAGTTGGCTTGATATTTGTGGTTATGGTGCTTTGGGTGGAGAGAAGTAATGTCCTTACAACTAACAATGCTTGCACCCAAGAGTGAGTGGGTGCCTCCGCACGAACTACCCGATCTCAGTCACTGTAAACAGATTGCTATTGACGTAGAAACAAGGGATCCAAACATAAAATCCAAGGGGCCGGGTTGGCCTACTGGGGATGGAGAGATTGTCGGTTACGCTATTGCTACGGACGATTGGGCTCATTATGTCCCTGTTCGTCACTTGGGAGGCGGTAATTTAGATGAGAAGATCGTTAACAGGTGGCTCAAGAAGGTTTTTGAGAGCCCTGCGGATAAAATTATGCACAACGCACAGTATGATGCGGGTTGGATCCGTCAATCAGGCTTTACTATCAATGGTAAGATTATAGATACCATGGTTATCGCTGCTTTGTTGGACGAAAACCGCTTTAGTTACAGTCTTAATGCGCTTTCTTACGATCATTTAAGCAAAACCAAGTCAGAAAAAGAACTTAATGAGGCTGCTTCCGCCTTTGGGGTCGATCCAAAAGCTGAAATGTGGAAAATGCCTGCCATGTTTGTAGGTCCATACGCTACGGACGACGCAAAACTGACCTTGGACCTTTGGAATTACTTTTCTGTCGAGATAAACAAGCAGGGTTTGGCAAAAATTGCAGACTTAGAGCTAAGTTTATTGCCTTGTTTGATAGATATGACGTGGAAAGGGGTCAGAGTAGACCTTGATAAGGCCGAATCACTTAGAAACACCCTTCTCAAACGTGAAAAAGAAACTTTACACAAGATAAAAAAGCTTACTGGGCTTGAAATAGAGGTCTGGGCGGCGCAATCCATAGCTAAAGCCTTTGATAAACTTGATATTAAGTACGAAAGAACCGAAAAAGGGGCACCGTCCTTTACTAAATCCTTTCTAAAAGACCATCCGCATGAGCTTTCCAAGCTTATTGTGGACGTTAGGAACCTTAATAAGACCAGTGGCACGTTTATTAACACTATATTAAAGCATTGCCACAAGGACGGACGCATTCACAGCCATATAAATCAGATTAGATCCGATCAAGGGGGCACCGTTTCTGGGCGAATCTCTATGAACAACCCCAATTTACAGCAAATCCCCGCTAGGGATCCCGAGTTAGGGCCAATGATTCGTTCTTTGTTCCTGCCAGAAGAAGGAGAGCAATGGGCTTCTATTGATTTCTCGCAACAGGAACCACGGATCTTGGTCCATTATGCTCATGTGTTTGGTATTTCCAGAAAAATCCCTTTGAAGGGCGCAGCTGAGTTTGTGGAAGCCTATAATGACGATCCGACTACCGATTTTCATACAATGGTTGCAGAAATGGCACAGATAGCCAGAAAATCAGCCAAGACCATCAACCTTGGCATGATGTACGGCATGGGTGTTAACAAGCTTTCTGAGCAGTTGGGCATAGAAGTGGAGGAGGCTAAGTCCATTATCCGCCAGTACCATGAGAGAGTACCTTTTGTTAAGGGTTTGATGAACGGTGTTATGAACCATTTGAATGAGAGAGATAGCTCAGGCTCAGTAAGATCGTTGCTTGGCAGAAAATGTCGCTTTGATTTGTGGGAACCAGACCGATTCGAAATGAACAAAGCCCTTCCCTTTGAGCAAGCTGTACAGGAGTATGGCAAGACCACCAAATTAAAAAGAGCCTATACATACAAGGCTTTAAACAGGCTTATTCAAGCCTCAGCTGCCGACATGACAAAGAAAGCCATGGTCGATATATACCAATCTGGGCGCATTCCATTGATACAAATACACGATGAATTAGCGATCTCCGTAAAAAGTAGGCCGGACGCAGAAAACATTTCCCGAATCATGGAAAATGCAGTACCTTTAGAAGTACCCAACAAGTGTGATGTTGAGGTGGGATCTAGTTGGGGAACTGCTCGTTAACATTTTTACCTCCCTGTTCACCTCGAACTTGTGGCCCCGCTTTCCTCCCTTTGTCGGGGTCACAACTTTTTACTTGAAATATCCAATAAAATCTTATATCTTCGCATCAAAGGAGATTTAAAATGGAT